CAATGGGTAAGGCAAGAAAATTATAACAAAAATGTAAAATAAATGAGCCGAAAGGCTCTTTTTGTTTTGGGGTGAGTAGCGATGCCACTAAAACCAATGCGGCCATGTAGAAAGACAGGTTGTAGAAACTTAACCCGTGATGGATACTGTCAAGAGCATCAGTACATAGCAGAGCAGAAGGAGCGTGAGAGACAAAAATACTATGACAGATACCAGCGTGACCAGCAGGCAGCAAAGTTTTATAAGTCTAAGGAGTGGGAGTTAGTACGCGATCAAGCCTTAATTCGCGATCATGGACTATGTCAAGACTGCCTGGACGAGAAGCAGATTACACCTGCCGTGCCGGTTGACCATATAATCCCGCTGAAGGTAGCGTGGCATCTGCGGTTAACACTAAGTAATCTTAGGTCGCTTTGTAGTAGGCATCACGCTATTAAGACAGCAGAGGATAAACGAAAGTATGGAGTGTGAAAAAATGTTAAAAAAAAAATTTATACTTGAATTTGATGAAGAACCATCACTATTGTTTGTTCAAGAGAAAGGTAAGCGTCATCCGACTGTATATCAAGATGGAGAAATGGTACAAGGTATCCGATCTATCGATATAAGTTCAAGTATCGACAATATAACAATACATCGTATCGAGTTTGCAACAGGTGCCACAAAGAGGTAGGGGGGAGGTCAAAAAGTTTCGAGTAGACGTTCTGGATACCACGTCCCCTCCTTCGCGCGAATTTTTTTCCCAAAACTATAAAATTTTTTAGGAGGTGGTCCTGATGCCTGGAGGCAGACCAACAAAACCGCTGGCTCTGGTTCAGGGCCATCGGACAAAAGAGGAAAAAAAAGTTCGTGAAGAAGCTGAAAAGAAACTTTTAACCGGCGTGTCTTTAAAAGAGTGGCCTGAGGTAAAGGCTGATCCTGCCGCCCACAAGGAATTCTTAAGAGTCAAGAAGGTTCTCAAAGCCATTGATAAAGACGATGCTCTTCACGAGGGGGTAATCAACAGGTATTGCCTATTACACGGCGAATGTAAAAAACTTGAGGTGATGAAGCAGGAGCTTAATGCGGAAGCATTGGAATTATATGCGGCTAAGCAGAATGGAGAAGTAGATTTCTTAACCTACTTGGATAAAAAGGAGTCTATCCAAAAGCGGTTCCTGGCTTTAGATAAAAAGATTATGGATAAGCGTAAGATGATGCTGGATATCGAAAAAGAAAACATCATGACCATCCAGTCCGCGCTTCGGTCTATCCCGAAAAAGCCGGAAGAGAAGAAGAAGTCGGGTATGGCGGCGTTCCTGGAGAAAAAGCAGGCGGGTAATAATGCTCCATAACGTAGACCGCGCCATGGAGCCTATCGAATTCCTTCAGATGCTCAATCTGGTGGATGATTTCTATGGCCAATCTTTTGTGCTCCCTAAGTGGCAGCATGATATTATTTGGGATGTTTACGGGACCGTTACCGACCAGGGATACCGCCAATATAGATTTGCCTATCTTGAAATTCCCAAGAAAAACGGGAAAACAACCCTAATTGCAGGATTAGGGATATATCATCTGGCCTGTGACGCTCCCGGAGGGCAGATATACTGCTGTGCCGCTGACAGGAACCAGGCCACACTTGTTTATAAGGCTGCACTGGGCATGATCGAGCAGAATGAGGATTTACAGGAGATATTCAAAATTACAGACAGCCGGAAAGAGATTACAAACAAAATAACCGGCACGGTCCTCAAAGTGCTCTCCGCTGAAGCATACAGCAAACACGGACTGAATCCTACGGTGGTCATATTCGATGAGTTACACGCCCAGCCCAACCGGAACCTGTGGGACGTGATGACCTTCGGTGCTGGTGCCGCACGAAAGGAGCCGTTATGGTGGGTCATTACGACTGCTGGAGATGATCCTGACCGACACTCCATCGGTTGGGAGCAGCATGAATATGCCAGACAGGTTCAAGCTGGAGAAAAGATAGACCCATCATGGTATGTGAAAATCTACGGCGCTCCCGAAGATGCAGATATTTTCGATGAGGCCACTTGGTATTTAGCAAATCCCTCTTTGGGGATCACGATAGATATAGAGAGTGTAAGAAGAGAAGCCATAGCCGCCCGGAACAGTGAAAGTTCTGAGCGGCTTTTTCGTTGGCTACGCTTGAATCAGTGGGTGTCCTTAAAACGTATCGGTTGGCAACCCTTAACCCTTTGGGACCAGACAACCGGGAAGTGGGGATTGGCCGATCTTGTAGGGAAGAAATGTTACCCTGGGTTAGACCTATCCAGTACAACAGACATTACCGGGGCTGTCTATCTCTTTCCTCCGCAAGAGGGAATCCCGGATTGGCGCTTTATCCATGATGCGTGGATACCAGAGGACAACATGAAGGTGCGGATTGCACGGGATCATGTTCCCTATGACCGATGGGTTAACTCTAAGCACCTTCATGTAACACCTGGGGATGTCGTGGATTACGATTTTGTGGAAGCTAAGATACTGGCAGCACATGAGCAGTACGCTATCCAAACCCTGGGTACTGATCCCTGGAATAGCCGGATGCTAACTCAGCGACTCATGAAGACCGGCGTTGACGTTGTGGAAATTCCTCAGCTCATGAAACATATGAGCCCAGCAATGAAAACAATTGAGTACCTGATGAAAAAGGGGAAGATGACCCATGAATCCAATCCCGTTGCCCGGTGGTGCTGGGGGAATGTGGTTGTCGCCACAGACGGCAATGAGAATATTAAGCCCATGAAAAACCTATCCCGGGAGCGCATTGACCTGACCGTGGCGCTTATTAACGCCATGGCAACCGCTATGCTGTTTGAAGAAATTGACTTTGATATACAAGCCAGCACAGAGGATTATCTCAACATGATGGGGTGGTAGGAGGTGAGAGATTGAATGTATTGAGTAAGGCCTATACGAAGATTAAGAACATGATTTCACCCACAAAAACCGTGGACATGAAGAGTGAAGAGCTGCTGGAGTGGCTGGGGATCAGCTCAACACCCAAAAGGCTTATTAGCGAGGTGACCTATTTCACCTGCCTTAAGATGCTCTCAGAAACCTTAGGGAAGATGCCTTTGAAGTTTTTCCAAGAAACTGAGCAGGGGATACACAGAGCCAAATCCAATGAAGCCCATAAACTTCTTAAAGTGCGGCCTAATCCGCTGATGACTCCATCAACCTTCTGGGCCGCAGTCGAGCAGAACCGCAACCATTACGGTAATGCTTATGTGTGGATTAGGAGAGTCTTTAAAAAAGCCAAGTACGGAGGGAGTTATAAAATCCAGGATTTGTGGGTAATGCCCTCAGATTACGTGCAGGTCCTCATTGATGATGCTGGTTATTTCGGCAATAAGGGCAGGATCTGGTACTCCTACACAGACAGATATTCCGGTCAGCAGTATCTCTTTGGCAGCGACGATGTTCTCCACTTCAAAACCTCCCATTCGTTTGATGGAATAACGGGTGTGGCGGTTAAGGATATCCTGAAGAGTATGGTTGAAGGTGGGCTTGAGAGTCAAAACTTTATGAACAATCTGTACAAAAGCGGGTTAACAGCTAAGGCGGTCTTGGAATATACCGGGGATTTGGATGACAAGGCCAAGCAGCGGCTTGTCAAGGGGTTTGAGGACTTCGGCAATGGCTCAAAAAACACCGGCAAAATTATCCCTGTACCCTTAGGGATGAAGCTGGTCCCCCTGGATATCAAGCTCACGGACAGCCAATTCTTTGAGCTTAAGAAATTCAGTGCCTTGCAGATTGCCGGTGCCTTTGGGATTAAGCCAAACCAGATCAACGATTACGAAAAAAGCTCCTATGCTAATTCGGAAATGCAGCAGCTCTCCTTTTACGTGGATACAGAGCTATTTATTCTGAAGCAGTATGAGGAGGAGCTCAATTATAAGCTGCTCACCGATGAGGAGATAGAGCGGGACTACTTCTACAAGTTTAACGAGAAGGTGATCCTGAGGACTGACAGCAAAACCCAGATGGAGGCTCTATCCAAAGCGGTTAACAATGGCATTTATACCCCGAATGAGGCCCGGGAGTATCTTGACAAAGCTGCCAAAGAGGGCGGTGATCAGCTGGTGATGAACGGAAATTACATCCCCATTACCATGGTGGGCAAGCAATACGGCGGCAAAGGAGGTGAAAAAGGTGCCTGAAAAAAACAAGAAGTACTGGGAATTCATGAATAAGTCTGCCGATGAAGCGGACTTATATCTGTACATTGAAATTGCATCCTGGGGCGGAGGGTATGCTGCCCACTCAGCACAAAGCTTCAAGCGTGAAATGGATGCTTTGGGTGGTATTAAAACCCTTAACATTTACATTAACAGTCCGGGCGGGGATGTGTTTGAAGGGAACGCTATTTACAATATGCTTGCACGGAAGGCTAAGACCTGTCAGCTTAATGTGTACATTGACGGTTTAGCTGCCAGTATCGCCTCAGTCATTGCCATGGCCGGCAAAGTGCATATGCCCAGCAACGCCATGATGATGATCCACAATGCATGGTGCATCACCTACGGCAATGCGAAAGACCTGAGGGATACAGCTAATGCCCTGGACAAAATCGACGTATCCTTAAGACAGAGCTATTTAAGCAAAGCCGGAGATAAGCTCGACGATGAAACCCTGGTGGATCTCATGGATAATGAAACGTGGTTAACGGCTCAGGAGTGTTTGGATTACGGGCTGTGCGATGAAGTCATAGGCGAAAAGCAGGTAGCGGCCAAGTTTGATCTTGGACTGTTCAAAAATTACAAGAACGTGCCCGATCATTACCAATGCAAAGCCGAAAAACAGGAAGAGCAATCTGACCTAAAGCCGGATAGTCCTAAAGATAAGTCCGGGCCAACCAAAGAAGAACTAAAAGCAAAGTTTCTGGAAGAATTAGAGTTGATCTAGTTCTTTTTTATTTTGAAATGGAGGAATTAGCATGAATAAAGAATTAAGAGAACTATTGAACAAAATCAATGCCAAGAAGGCCGAAGCGCGGAAGCTGGCAGAGGAGGATAAACTTGATGAAGCAAAAGCCGCTAAAGATGAGCTGGTGAAGCTACAGGCCAAGTTTGACATTATGAAGGACCTTTATGATCAAGAGCAAGAGGAGATGGAGGAGCAGCTTGAGGACGGGACGGCCATCGTCGCCACCGGTGAGAAAAAGAACTTTATCCAAGCTTTTGTGAATGTATTTAAGGCAGCAGCTCAAAAGCTAACTCCTAATGCCAAAGATCTTGAAGTATTGAACCTGATGACGGAGGCCGATCCTGTAGGTGGGGTATCCGATGGTGGGGTCACAGTACCCAAGGATATCCGCACACAGATTAAGGAACTCAGGAGGAGCCAGGATGCACTAGAACCTTTAGTTAATGTTGAGCCCGTGACCACTCTGTCTGGATCTCGTGTGCTTGAAGTCAATGCGGATCAAGTGCCCTTTGACAATGTGGAAGAAGCGGCGCAGTTTCCAGATGTAGATACGCCGCAATTTAAGAACCTGGAATACAAGGTTAAGAAAAAGGGCGGTATCCTGAAGGTGACCAAGGAATTGCTCCAAGACTCAGCTGAGAATATTCTTGGGTATCTGCGCCGTTGGATTGCCAAAAAAGCTAAAACAACCAGGAATATGATGATTTTGGATGAATTGAACTCCAGCTTTGGTGGGGCTAAGGCAAAGGTTGTGAGCGATCTTGATAACCTCAAGGACATCTTCAACACCCAACTTGATCCCGCAATTGCTCTTGGTTCCAAAGTGCTGACTAACCAAGATGGGTTTAACTGGCTGGATAAGCTCAAGGATGAAAAAAAGAACTATATTTTGCAGCCGAATCCGGTTAACGCAACCCAGAGATTACTTTTTGGTGTATATCCTGTGGTTGTCGTATCCAACAAAGTGCTGAAATCGGTCGTTGACGGAACAGATAAGAAAATTCCAATGTACTGCGGCGATTTCAAAGAGGCCATCACGATCTTCGACCGGGAGACATTATCCATTGAGTTTTCCACTGAGGCGGGAGATCTGTGGGGCAAAGACTTGATGGGAGTCAAAGTCCGGGAGCGCCTGGATATCAAGACCGTGGATACAGAGGCTGTGGTTAAGGGAGAGGTTACTGTAACCGCATAGGGGCTAATCGGCCCCTCCCTTGTCCGGGGGAGGTAAATCATGATTTTAGACTTGGCAGAAACCCGTGAATGGCTCAGGGATAATGAGGTGTCGGAAAGTACTTTACAAATGTTAATTAACGCGGCTGAGCTGTATCTCAATAATGCTACAGGAAAAGGTTTTGACAGCGAGAATGACTTAGCCAAGCTTTTTTGCCTTGTTCTAGTTACAGATTGGAATGAGGATAGGCAGATGGTTGGCAAGGTAAGTGAAAAGGTGCGTTTTACAGTAGATAGCATCCTTGCTCAGCTGCAGTATTGCGAAAAAGAAGGTGAAGAGGTGTGAACCCAGGCAAGCTAAGGCATAAGATCCAATTCCTCAGGCGTGTACCGGGCTGCGACGACTATGGGGCGCCGATAGATACCTGGGAGATCTTCAAAGAGGCTTGGGCCAGCAAGGAACCACTCCTCGGAAATGAGTTTTTTACCGCCTTGACCACGACCAATAAGATTGAGGTCAAGTTTAATACAAGATTCATTCCAGGGATTATCAGCGAAATGAGGATTCAGCATGGCCAAGAAATCTATGAAATCATTGGTCCTCCGATTGATGTTAAATCATTGCATACTGAGCTGCTATGCTATTGCCGGAAGGTGATCTAGGATGGCGAGGGTTAAAATCAAGATTGAGGGCATGGATAAGCTTCAGAAGTCCTTGAAAAAACTTGGCAATGTCCCACAAAAGCATGTGACTGCATCGGCTAAAAAGGGAATGAATATTGTACTGAAACAGGCAAAAGCGGACGCTCCTAAGGATACAGGGAGTCTGAAGCGCGGCATGAAACTCTCTGGAGAGCGCTCCAAGTTTAAAGGGAAAAAAGTTTATCGGATCGTGTTTGATTCGGCCATGAATAGCACCTTCCAAAAAGAGAATAAGAACGGTGAGATTACGGGGTATTATCCGGCGTCTATGGAGTACGGTTTTTTTGACAGAAAAGGCAAGCACCACGAAAAATCAAAAAATACTGGATGGATTGTAGGATTCGTGCATAGTGGATTGACCGATAATGTTAGGAAGGTTGAAAAGACTATCGTTGACACCATGAAGCAGAAAATTGATGCAGAGATTGCGAAAGGAGGCTTAAAAAAGTAATGGAACAGGTATTGCGCTATGAGCTTGTCAGTGCAATCCCGGAGCTGCGGGGGCAGATTTATCCGACAAATGCTCCAGAGATCGCCACAAAGCCGTATTTAGTCTATGCTCGCATTAATACCGACCGGACAAAGACACTGGACGGTTACACCGATAAGCAGGCGTTAACGTATATGTTCAGCGTCATGGCTACCAAATACGCTGATATGAAGGCGTTGAGCGATCAGGTGGAGAAACTTTTGCTTTCCTTCCCCGGTAAAAGCATCGGCACAGAGGGCGGTTTTTTTATTGAGGACTTGAAAATCAACAATATCAGCGAGACCTATGAATTCGAATTGAGGGTTAATCGAGGCATTATTGATTTCACAATTTACTTTTAAGGGGGATAAACGATGAGTGACGATGTTAAAAGAGCTCTTGGAACAAAATTAAAAGTCGGAAAGGGTCCAACCCCTACACCCGTAGCTGTGGCCGGGCTTACGTCTATCAGCGGATTAGAGCTGTCCGCTGATACAATAGATACCACTACCTTAGACAGCGACGGCGGATATAGGACGTTCATTGCCGGGTTCAAGGACGCAGGGGAAGTATCGCTGGAAGGATACCTGATTCCGACAACGGGGAAAGGCCAAAAGGAGTTGTACGAGCTTTTCGAGAGCGGAGATACGGAGGACTTTACAATTGAATTTCCTCCGGAGACGGGGACGAAATGGGAGTTTAAGGGTGTTGTGACTGGTTTCAGCACGAGTGCAGACCTGGAAGATCCGTTATCATTTTCAGCGACGATTAAAGTCAGCGGAAAACCCACATTAACAGTAGGAACGGGAGAATAGGAGGAAACACCATGGGATACACACCAATCAAGTTGGACAAAGTTAGAAATTTTAGATACGGAATGAAAGCCATATCCTTGGTAGAAAAGGCACTAAAAAAGCCTATTTCAAAAGTGGACTTAAATGGTTTGACGATGGAGGATTCCGCTGTCCTGATTTGGGCGGGATTGGCTCACGAGGACAAAGAGCTGACACCGGATAGAGTAATGGATCTTATTGATGATTATTCTACGCTTCCGGAAGTCATGGAAGCGGCGGGGCAGGCACTGCAGGAAGCCTTTGGAAGTGCTGAGGGGTCAGGAAAAAACGAGTAGAGGGTAGCGGGGATGAGTTCAGCGTCATAGGGGCGCTGAAACTCGCTACCCAGATCGGGATTCCTATAACGGAATTTTGGGAGATTACTCCGTTTGAACTTTCGGCGATTCTTGAGGGATTCGTAGAACGAGAGAAAGTCAGGCGTAAAGAGGGTATCTTTGAGGCGTATCTGATATCTCGGTGGGTTTGGCAGAAGAAGATCAATATCAAAAAGATTCTTCAAGTCGATGAGAAGAAAAAGAACATGACTGATGCGGAGATGCTGGAACGGGTGAAGATGTTGAATGCGGTATTTGGTGGAGAGGTAAATAAAAATTAGAGATATGATACTGGAAAAATCCCCCTCAAATGATAATATATAAAATAAGGAGAGGGAGGGGGAGTAAGGAAATGAGCGCTACCGCGAGATTTTGGGTTTGCCTATTTCTTGGTTTTTTGGGAGTCCATCGATTTATAGATAGGAAAACAGGAACAGGGTTAATATGGCTTTTTACGTTTGGTGTATTTGGAATAGGTTGGATTTATGACATCGTTAACTCCTTTAAGGAAATGAAAGCTGAATCAGGGTTAGGATTGAAGGTTGACGGTAGGAGCGAACATAGGAATGATGAGGTGTTTATCATTGACTACGTAAGCATCAGGGAGACCGGAGAAACGATAGAAAAGGCGAAGGTAAAATTTCTTGCCGGTGACCAAGACATAATAATCAATGATGGGGCGGAATACTTTGATGCTTATTACGTTAGAAACGAGGGTTTAAGCAGCGACAAGCTTTATTATAGAATAGCAACGCCAGATTTTAAATTCTGGGTGAAGCCTAAAGATTTAAAAAGATTTATGGCGGTAGGGCAGTATCGGCATAATGCGCTAATGGAAAATAGGCGAAAGAGGCATGAGTTAATCAAGGCTCAAGTGAGTGCATCCTTTGATTATGATCCAATTACTGACGAGATCTATAAATGTTTTATTACTCACAAATCAGGTATGACGGATGAACTGGGGACATGGGGTAATTTTAGACAGGTTGAGAATGAAATAGAAAGAGTTTGTGAATTGAACAGAGGTAGATACTATAAATCTGCCGCTAAAGGGGCTAAATTTGCTATTATCTTTACCCCCTACAATAGAACTGCAAAAGTGGTAAAGGACCTAAGCGATAAAGGATACTGTGTCACGACGTTTGAGCAAGCTATTAAGTTTTTTGGATTAGAGCACATGTGGGATTGTAGTAACCATGCGCGTATTGCAAAGGAAAGTAGAGAGTCTTTGATTAATCAATATAGTTAAGGATTGTAAGCACTCTAAATGGGGTGCTTTTCTTATGCCCAAGGAGGTGAGGGATAATTGGCCGGAAGTAACTTTATAGTACGCGGAGGTGCGGATTTTAGCGGTATAACCAAGGCGCTTAATAAAACACAAACGCAGCTAACCGGTTTTCAGGATAAAATAAGCCGTTCCATGAAAGCAATCGGCACTGTTCTTGGTAGCCTTGCGGTTGGAAAACTTATCAAAGATTCCACATCTATGGCAATGAGCGTTGAGAGCGCCGTGGGGAATATAAGCCGAAACATGGGCTCTGCTTCAATTGCATTTAATGCTTGGGCACAGACTCAATCCAAAGCTTGGGGGATGGCAAAGGCCGACGCGTATAAATACGGATCAACTTTTTCAAATCTACTTGCCAGCTTCTCAGGCAGTGCTCAGGAAACCGCTGATAACACCCAGGAACTTATGCAGGCTGCCGCCATAATAGCCAGCAAGACCGGCAGAAGCTACCAAGACACGGCGGAGAGAATTAGGTCCGGTATGTTGGGATCCACAGAGGCCATTGAAGACTTGGGCGTATACACCAATATTGCAATGATTGAAAGTACGGATGCTTTCAAAAAATTTGCCAACGGCAAATCATGGTCTCAACTCAATTTCCAAGTTCAGCAGCAGATTCGACTTGCGGCCATCTTGGAACAAACGTATGCACGTTATGGCGAAACCTTAGCAGACAACACTCAAACAAGGCAGGCGCAATTTATTGCTAGCCTAAAAAACATACAACTAAACATCGGGCAGGCTTTCCTGCCTATTTATAATGCAGTTTTGCCGGTATTAACTGCTTTGAGCAATAAACTCGAAGAGGTTACCAGTAAACTAAAATATTTTACCCAGGCCATTTTCGGTAAAGCTGTGGTGGGACCTGTAGCTCAAGTAGAGGAGCAAGCAGCTGCTGTCGCTGGAATTGGGGACGCGGCGGAGGCTACGGGTGATAAAACTGCCGCTGCAGCAAAAAAAGCAAAAGGAGCCTTGGCGGGGTTCGATGAACTGAATCTCCTTACAGGAAATAAGGGTGGCGATACAGGCGGGACCTCTTTCGGGGGAAGTGGTGGAGCTGATTCGAATGAAGAGTTTGGCGCGGATACATCTATCAGTCCGGCACTCCAAGCAACAATTGATACGTTTGTAGGGCTATTGGAGCCGTTAAAATCCATCAATTTTGATAATGCTACAGCCGCATTTGATCGCTTAAAGGAAGCAGTCGCACCAATAACAGCAACACTTTTTGAGGGGCTTCAATGGGCTTATCTGAATATCTTTGTCCCCCTTGAGAAATGGACTATAGAAGATGTACTGCCGGCATTCCTTGATCTACTTTCCAGTGCTATCAAAGTCCTATCAGCTGCCTTGGATGCCCTGAAACCGCTTGCTATGTGGCTGTGGGAAAACTTTTTATGGCCAATTGCCGAATGGACTGGCGGACTGATTATCAGTACGTTGGAGAGCATTGCGGGTGCTTTGTCAAAGGTAAGTGACTGGATAAAGAATAATCAGGAGTTATTAATATCTATCACCGCCGCAGTTGGCGCGTTTTTGATTGCATGGCAAGTTTCCAGCCTGATACCAGTAATAGGTTCTTTCTTCTCTGTAATCGGTTCGGGTATTTCTATAGTCAGCTCATTTATCGCGGGGGCCGGAGGCCTAGGTGCTGCTTTAGCGAGTCTAATAAATCCAGTAGTTTTAGTAGCCGCCGCTATTGCTGCGTTGGTTGCATATATTGTTTATGCCTATCAAACCAACGAGGAATTTAGAGAAACCATAGACGAACTTTGGAAGTCGATAAGAAAAAATTTGATAAGTACTATTGAGCAATTAGGTCAAATACTTGCTACTGTATGGACTACAGCGCTAAAGCCCATTTGGGATACCTTTATGCAAACAGTGGATTGGTTATGGAGTGAGCACCTAAAACCACTACTCGACAATTTCTTAGACTTAGTGGGAGAGTTTGTATTAGGAGCATTGCAAATCATCAATGAGTTTATCCTCCCAATCGTTAGCGCATTTGTGGAGACCTTCGGGCCGACCATAGCTAACGTATTTCAAACTGCAGTGAGCATATTAGGCTCTTTCCTGGGGGCAGCTGCTGACGTGATGAGTGGTGTAATCACTGTTATCAAGGGTATAGTCCAGTTTCTCACTGGTGTCTTTACCGGCGATTGGGGCAAAGCCTGGGAGGGCATTGTGAATGTTTTTAAGGGGATCTTTGAGAGTATAGGCGGCATAGTCAAGGGTGTTATAAATGTTGTGATTGACCTAATCAATAGCATGCTCAGATCTCTTGAGACCGGGTTAAATTGGGTGATTGAAAAGATCGATGGTTTGATTGCTAAAGTAAACAGTGTCGCAGGCGCGGTTGGCCTACCAACATTCAATCCGATTGGCCCCATAAGTTTGGGTTCGATTCCGAAGCTCGCCAGAGGCGGCATAGTGGACTCACCCACCCTGGCCATGATTGGCGAAGCTGGCAAAGAGGCAGTCATTCCACTGGAAAACACCGCCTTTGTCGATACGCTGGCCAGCGCCATCGGCACCGCAGTCCTCAGCGCAATGCAATTCTCACAGTCAGGTAATAGTACGCCACAGCAAGCTGAAGCTGTGTTTAATCTCGATGGGTCTCAATTCGCCAGAGCTATTGTCCCGCTTATCAACAAAGAGACTCGCCGCGTTGGGAATATGGCCATCATTCAGGGGGTGTAAGGAGTGATCAAAATTGACTCTGTTGAAATCCCTACTCCCTCTTCATACCAAGTCGGCATCCAGGACTTGAGCAAGGCTGAAAGAAACGCAAATGGCTTGATGGTTATCCAGCGCATAGCGACAAAGCGAAAAATCGAATTGTCTTGGAATTTCCTATCTCAAAGTGATTTAGCGATGCTTTTTCAGTCCGTATCCGGAATATTTTTCACGGTCCAGTATCCTGATCCGCAGGATGGGACGATGAAAACCGGTACGTTTTACGCAGGGGATCGGAGCGCCGGGGCGATTGACTATAAAAATAATACGGTGAGATGGAAAGATGTTAAATTCAATTTGATTGAGAGGTAAGGGGTATGTTAGAGACATCGGCAGAGTTTACAACAGCAGCCACGCTCGGGGCAAGAAGAGCCTTTGCAAGGGTATCCTTTGGGGCTTATGATGTCACGGCCAAGTCCGATGCTGTGCCTTCGGCAAATGGATATCAACCCTTTACCAGTACCCTGAACCTAATAGACAACGTCAAGGTCCCCCAATTCAACTTAGCAACTTTAGAGGATGATTTTTTTAAGCTTGACGGCTCATTCTATCTTATGCCGGACGATGTTTCTCCTGCTGATTCACTGGCGTGGTGGTCGTCGTCGATATCGGATAGCACCGGAGCCTTGGCGGCTCAACCGACCATTACAGTTAATTTCTCCGAATACCACTGTAGCCTAGGAATAACGCTGTATTTCGATGAAGTCAACAATGAGTATTGCACAGATTTCGATGTAATTTGGTATGACGGGGAAACCATTTTGAACCAGGAATCGGTAGCGGGTAACACGGAGCCGGTTCATGTCCTTGTAACCGCAGTGGAAAAATACAACAAGGTTGTCATAGTGCTCAAGAAAACCTCTTCCCCTTACCGGTATGCACGGCTTACCGAAATAGATTTCGGGGTTGGTAAAATTTTTACCAACGATGAAATAGTCTCGGCGAGGATCGTTGAGGAAGTTGATCCTGTTGGCACTACAGTAAGTATTAACACGCTAGACATAACGGTGATGAATGAAGATCAGCAGTTCAATATGATCAATCCTGATGGGGTTTATGCCTTCTTACAGGAGCGGCAGGTTTTTATGGCAGAGGCAGGGTTGGAATTGGCTGATAAAACAGTGGAATGG